GTCCATCGATGCGCGCGTCCGACCCTCAGAGAGAAACGCATATTTGTCTTTTAAAACGGCGACCGTCGTCGAGCGACAAGCGATATGCGCCGGCGGCATGATTCCCTTGCCGATCGCGAACTCTTTACCGTCGAGAGAGCGGCATATAACCGACGTTCTCGAGTCGAGAGTCGAAACCCACTTAACCGCCTTGATAACTTCCGAGTTTGTTTTCCAAGTCTCGCGTCTAGCGTGCGCGGCCGTATGCTGTATCGCTGTTCGCGTGATTGCCTCGGCGTGCCGGTTTACTGTCGCAAGCGCGCCGTCTTTGAACTTAGCCGCCGCCGTACCTCGCAAAGCGCGGATTATCTGCGCGTTTGTTTGACCCTCGAAATAACCTTGCCGGATTAAGCCGGTTAAAAGCGATCTCTCGCCCTTTGTCCAATCCTCGATAAATGGCTCGATTAACTTGCCGCCTTGCGCACCTCGAACCGAGAGCGGATTGCTAAAAATGGCCGAGCGTACTTGCTGCGCCGTCGGGATTACGCTCTCGAAATCCGGATCATTTATCACGGCATCGAGCGAGCGCGCCTCGAACTGCGATTCATATTCGCCAAACTCGCCGAGCTCCTCGATCAAGCTCGCGCGATACGATCCAAACTCTTGCTCGAGCGACTTATCGACTGCCGAGAGCAATCTCTCCAATCGAGCTCGAGAATAATCGGTTAACTCGTCGCCGGATAAGCGAGCGCGCAAGTCCTTGTCGATACGCGAAAGGAAATTCTCAAAGCGTGCCGCCTCGCTCGCCTTATATTGCTCGATATAAATTTGGTTTCGGAGCGTTTGCTCGACGAGCGCGTTACTCATTGTCGACCAATTCTAACCCGAGGCCGTCGTCTTGGTCGTCGAGCTCCTCGATAACGTCCTCGATCGTCTTTTCGGCGTCGATCACGTTCGCTTGTTTAAGCGCGCGAATTAACTCGGACTGTGGGATTGCTCCGGATTGCCAAGCGCCGACGAGAGCCGTCAACTCTTGCGCGCTCAATTTGTGGTAAATGAAGTCGGTCGAAAGCTCAAACAATGCCGAGCCGGAGCCGGCAAACACGACTAACCACTCGGCCACCTTTGCATAAGCTGAGTTAACATTGCTAACCGCGAGAGAAAGAATTGATTGCTCTCGATCTCGGTCGCTCTCTGCATCGGCGACAACGCGATTCGCCGAGCCTTTTATCATTATTCGTGCGCCGAGCTCGATCATTGCGTCGCGCTTTCGATCCATCGCGTCGGCGACGAGCGCGTTCGGTTGCGCTTGCGCATAACCAAAAGAGCCGCCCTCCGGCAAAACGAGCACTTGCTTAGAGCCTAAAACAACGCCCTCGGAGTAATTTTCTTCGACCCAATCTTGAGACAATCCGGTTATATACGGTTGCACTTGGCCGGTAAAGTGTACCGACTCCTCGTAATCCGCCGAGTTTTGGTAATGATGCAAATTGATATACGCAATGTCGGCAAGCGGCGAGTCGTCGATCTCCGAGTCGTTGTTTTCTGCTCCGACAAACGTCGCCGGAATAAAATCAAGCGGCGCACCGTTCGCGGCCGTAGGGACAAAGATATCCTCAAGCACCCATTTGCCGGCCTGTTGTCGATAGATCTCAATTACATAAGAAAAGCGGCCGTCGACCTCCTCGAGCTTGAGAGAATAGATCTTTTTGACCTCCTCAAGCGCATAACCTTTAATCTCGGTCTCGAGTGACTCAAAGACAACCAAGCCGAGGCGCTGCTCTGCGCCGATCTTAACCGTTTGCCAATTAATTACGCGCTCGGCCTCGATCAAGTGCGCGACCGGACGCACGCGACCCGATTGCATGTCGGCGACACTGGCTCGACCGTCCGTTTTCGGATAGTCGACCCACAACAAAGCCCGACCCTTTAACAAGACTTGAGAGAGCGCCTTTCGCGCTTGCTGCGCAATCGATACGCCCTCGCCTGAAATGTCGCCCTCGACGCTCTGCAAGAAGCCCTCGAAGTTAGACTCTGGATCTCTCAACAACGACGCGCCGACCAAGCCCTCGAGCGTGCGGCCGATATAGTTGTAATAAGTCGCGCGTTGAATATACAACTCGTAACGCCTTATATTTTGCTCGCTTTGATCGTCCGGCGAGGGCATCGGCAAATATTTGTCGCGGCCGGCGTGCATTGCGCGCTCGCCCTCGATCATATCGTCGAACATTAACCACTCGGGCAAGGCGTAAAGATAATCTTTGCGTTTGAAATCAATACTCACTAGCGACCCCTTTAATTATCGCGAATTTGCAGCTTGAAAGAGCGATCGACTCTTTGCCCTCGCGAAGTTGAGACGCGATTCGTCACAACGTACAGCTTGCCGCCCTCGCCTCCGGATATTAGGAGCTTTGTGTTTGTGCCTGATACGTCCTCGCCGGACTTGGACAAGCCGGCCGGCATAATCCATTCGCTTTGCGAGATAACCTCTCCGGCCGCAAAAAAACCCGACCAATCCGCGCCATATTCGAGCGTATCGTCGGGATCTTTTGGCGGCGCAAACGGAATATCGTTCCCGTTATGCTCAAACTTAACCATAATTAGGCGCTCGTCTCGCCGCCGACGTTGATCGTCGCGGAATCATTGTTGTACGCCGCCGCCGCCGCGTTTACCGTTCTGCGAATCCAAATCGCTTTATGCTGCCCTGCTGTGAGATCACCGATCGCCAATCCTGCGCCAAGAGTTGCCGGCGCTGAGAACGTTACGCCGGCCGGCGCGGTTGATTCGTTAGCGACGGTTTGTTCAGTCGCATCGATTGCGCTAGTACCGAGGCCGATAGCGATCGCCGTATCGCTCGAGGGTGTATTTGATGAAACAAAAGCCGCCGCGCTTAGTAGCGAGTCCGTTCCGTTCGTGTTCTCGACGTAAATACAACGATACTCAACGTCGCCGGCGCTTGCCTCGGCGCTCGAGACAACGTCAAACAAGTTATGTAAGGTCGCCGAAGTAATCTCGACGCTTGATTTTGCACCGCCAAGCGACGCATTAACGTCACTGTTTGCAGCGCCGCCCGAAAGAAAAAATTTAATCTCTGTTGATAATACGGCCATAACAAAAAGCTCCTTAGTTGATTTTCATAACTCGACTCTCGCCGAGTACGGTCATAACCCTATTTTCGCCGAGTACGACCATCGTATTTACTGGCGCGATATATCCGTCGACCTGAATAGACCAACTCAAGGAAAGAACGCCGTTTATTTGTTCGATCGAATCCCATTGCAAGCTGATCGAGTTAGAAACACTGTTTAGAATGTTGTATTGCGTTTCGATCGCTTGCGCGACCTGTTGAGAAATATTGTGTCGTAACTCGAGAGATACGCCGACAGAGTTAAGCAAGCTCCACTCGCTTTGCAGCGCCGCTTCAACCGTATTCAAGATCGACCAATCAAAACGAACCGACGAGTTGATCGTATTTAGCGAGCCAAGACTATCCCAAGAGATCTCGAAAGATCGGTCGACCGCCGAGTAAATATTGAACTCGATCCCGACTGCATTTTGAGCTTGTTGCAATACGTTAAATCGAAGCTCTGCGCCGCTTTGCGCTTGCTGCAACACATTCCAATCGAGAGAGAGCGCGCTCGACGCCGCTTGCAATAAATTCCAGTCAATCCGGAGACCCGACGTAACCGCTCCGACCAAATCCCAACGAATCGACGTTGCCCCGTTTACGCTATTGAAGATCGCCCAATTAATGCCGGTATTTGATATAACTTGCTGCAAGAGCGCCCAATCGATGCGCGTAGAATTTGCCACCGCTTGAAGAATTGACCAACGCGCCTCGAGAGAGTTGCTCGTCGTTTGGTAGATATTCCAGAGCGAGCCGAAAGAGTTTTCGACCGTGTTACCAGTGCCGCCGCTAATAAGACCAGTAGCGATAAAATTATCGCCTAATGTACCGTTGAAATTTTCAGCATTGTAATAAATCGCCGGAGAACCACCCGAATAAGTTGCGTCCGTTGTAGTTGCGACCTCTAGATCATTCACAAAGGCTTTTAATGTATCGCCGGACGCTTCAAGCCGTAACGTGTCACCGACGACCATAGGAGCACTGTATACGCCTCCAATGTCTGAACGAACACCGGAATCAAAACGATAAAGTTCTACTCGATCATTTGCCGAATTAAACCGCGCAACATAACCGCTTCCTGAACCATTAAAACGAACACCAACGCCAATAAAATCATAGTTTACTATCGCTGTAAGCTCGATTTGAGCACTTTGCGCATCAGAAAAAGTTAATGACGAAAGCGAGGAGATAGTCTCTGCTGCACCTGATACGCGCCGGACTTGATTCGAGACAATAGAAAGGCCAGAACCTATTTCCGTTGACCAATCGCCGCCAAGCGGGGATTCGTCAGCACGATTAAAATCATCCGTATAAGTGCCAGTGCCGCCAACGATTTCACTGAATGTCATTCCCGATCCAATCAGCGTTGCATGGTTTTCGCCGATTGCGTCAAACATTGTTGAGCCGGAGCTTGGAACGACGTATTTACGGACTAAAACATCATCAATATAAATGCGCGTTTCGCCGTGACTATCGCCCAAGCCAAGCAAATAAGCAGGGGAACCGTCTGCGCCGTCAGTATCACCACGCGCCCCGAACCGGAGCGGATAGTTATACGGGAACGGCAAGCTAACAAGTGACGTTGTGTATCTGGTTCCGTCGATCTCACACGCCATTGTGTTTAATGACCAATCCATATCAAGCGCGATTGATACGTTATCGAGGCTTGATACTATCGGATCTTCGACAGTCCATGCGCTACCGTTTGGCTGTCTCGCTTGCAGAGCCGTTCCGTTAATATAAAGACCAAGCGAACGGTCAACGGTTGCACTTGCCGCTTGTGAAAACAAATAACCTGAGCCACTTGCCCAAGTTACATTGTCCACTTCAATGCGGAGTTTTGACCCTGTTGTATGCAAGTCGCCAAGCGTAGGAGCTTCCCAAGAAGCGCCAGAGTATTCAGCTAAATATTTAACGCCCTCTTTCGGCTTAACAAGCTGATACGGGTTAAAACGAATACTCTCTATTTCTGCTTCAGTTAATACCCTATCCCATAGAAACGCATAACGTATACGCCCCTCGGTTGCTCGACTATTTGCGCCAGTGTTAAGCCCTGACGCCCTGTTCAAAAAGTTAAGGGTCGGGAATGTAAACGCGGCGCTTGACCATGCGTTAGTGATCTCCGACCTAAAATAACCGTCAACCCCTGCCGTCATTGTGTTGATGGACTTATCCCAAGTGCCAGAAATCGTATGATCTCGGTCATCTTCAAAGTCATCGAAGTTTGTCAGAGCTACTGCGTTCACGCCACCAACCGCAACCCGAATCGCAGTATCGTTACCGCCACGCATCAACTGAAACTCAGCGTCATTCAAGACAGCGAACTTCGCGAACGTAGCCGGACTAGCCTGATCAGTAAACCCCGTATGTGCGACGATGATTGTACCCGTCTGAGGGTTTAGCCCTGCCGGACGGTCATATTCAAGAACTGTGTCGCCGTCTTGCTCCCAACCGTCAACACCCGCGCCAACGCTGTTATCTTTTGCTTCCGTCCCCAACACTGGCAACGTATTTGAATTTTCAAAATATGACGCGAATACCAAGCCATTTGTTAGGCTGTTCGATGTGTCGGTTTCGTATGTAGTTGAGTTGCGTGTTAAACCACTTCCATGATCGTATGAAAACACAGCCGTCAGCAATCGACCTGCCGACGGTTGATCTTGCGTTATTGAAATCGTTACATCATCCGAACCAACTTGGCTTTGGGAATACGCACTCCAATAGTAAGGGGTCGTACTTGCGACAACGTTTTCTAAATCGACTGTTCCGCTTGTTTGATCGTAAGTCGACGTTGTTGCTGCTGCTTTGAATGTTGTTCCAGAAAGAACAAACGCGCCATCGCCGCCATTTACTGTCGATGTTCTAGTGCCCGTCCATGTCCCCATGCCGTCCGAGGAAGGTGCAATATTCGTATCAACACCGACCAACTCATTAAATAGATAGTTCCGCGTAAAACCTGAACCACTCGCAACGAGCTTAAATGTATTCGTTCCGGTCGGCGGATTCATCAAGTACCAGACTTCAACTTGCGAAGCGTTCCCGTCGTTTTGCCTGTCAAGTAGTGTGAACTCAGCACCGCCTAGCGTTACCACACCATATTGGTTAATTGTTCCTGAAACACGAATAACTAGACAATTCGTATCAGGAGCAACGGTTATGTCGAACTCATTATAAAAACTTGAACCATCCCACAAGTCAGTAATTTCGGTATCTGGGAAATACTGCGGAGCATGAGAGCGAACTTTCTTGGCTTCCCCGATAACTTGCAAAGCTGCTGTTCTTGAAGTCGCGTAACTTGTACCGCTTGTTAAAAGCTGCGGTGTATCGTAATCAGCAACGGAAGAACCAAAAACAACTAGAAAGCTAGTTCCTCCGGTTTTATACATTGGTCGGATATAACCAGAGCCACCCGAATCACAAACAAAACCAAGTCGGTATGTTGTACCGCCAACAAGCTCAACCTCATTCAATAAATTTGCTGTAATTATCTGATTGTCGCCAACGGAAGAAAGAACCTCCTCTGTAACCGCCAAATGATTACCTGAACTATCCGCAAGAACGAATTTTATTTTGCTTGCTGAATAAAAAGCAGATAACGGCATAGAGATTTGTTTTGCCGTTCCAGAACTAAGCGCCGTGTATTCCTGATAGAAAAGATTATGCTTGCCGCCAAAGCCCGAGTCAGTCGGGTTTTCTGTATAGTCTGTTGTGTCGGCCTCACCAAGAAGAACATCAGCGACAGGCTGGAAAACCACCGTTGCAGCTATACTTCGGCCGCCACTAGAAAACGTCACTGAATCCGAAGCTATCGCGCCTTTTTGGGCAGTAGTTGAATACGCCGCTACAACTGGATAATCAAATTCAAGTGTGCCACTCGGCGCTACTGTAATTGTTCGCTGTCTACCAACAACCTTAAAAACGAGTGCGTTTTTTGTGGCGAACGAGGCCGGAAACGTGTTTGAAGTGCTACTCGATGACGTTTGCACGTTTGAAATTACACTACAAAAAACACTTGGTGAACAATGGAAGATTTCACCCGAAATGCTTTTTGAAGTAAAAGGGGTGATTGTTGGGGCAACTTCCGAATCTGTTGCGGTTTTAGTCGCGATCAAAATACTCGCATGACCGCTCGCTTCAAAGAAATTAACTTCCCAACCCTGATTGATTGTCGGAGCCGGATCACCTGACGCATATC